TGGTCAATAACGAATGGCAGATAGAACACCCCTCTCTTGGGATGCATCTCCTCGTTTAATACCTCGTAGGGTATAGTCACTTTCATCTTGAGAATATATCAAAGTCGCTGTTAGCCACAGTCTGGGCAACAAAAGTCCTAGAGGACACGTCTCCTGGGCGAGTCATGCGCTTGTATTCACCGCCACCGAGCAAGAGATATCCAAAAGCATCGCCAACGTGTGAGTGTTCGTTTTTGTTTGGGCTATCCCTAAAACGCTCTTGACCAGAGCCGACTGATACCCGCTTGAAATGGTAGCCACCCGCTAGAGACTTGCGTAGTAGCTTGCATTTGCTGTCAACCATCAGCCCCGGCTTGCCGTTAATAAGACGTTGCATGGGCGCAGCAGCGGATTCTCTGCGAACCTTGAAGTCATTTGATGGGGTTGGCTGTGCCTTGAGGCCAAGAGTCCTTAAAAAGTCAAAGGCCGTTACCTCATAGATCGCATCTCTAGCCATACCAGCCGGATCGCCCCACACCAATACTTGCATTCCTGGGTACTTTGCGTTGATTTCAGCCACGAGCTGGTGGCCAAAGCGCTCCAATCCCATGTCAAAGGTAACAATCTCGTCAATTACTTGCCACCTACCGCTAGGCAACCTCTGCCCAATCACCGCAGCTGGTGTTAAACCAAAGTCAAGACCGATCTGGATCGGCACAGAGTTGTCCAAAATAGTCTCTCCAGACATGATGTTATCGTCATATTCAGGCCAAACCGACTTGCCCTCTTGGACATAGGTATATTTCCCTTCTGCGTAGCATCTGATCCAATCTAGATTTTTACCCAATAGCATCTGCTGATAGTATCCAGCCGGTAGATTGGCTACGTTTTCAGCCTTCTTGTTTAACTGCCACCACTTACCCGCTGAGAAGATGCAGTCATTGGCCTCTGGGTTTTCGGGCAGATCGTCTTTGCCGACTTCAATAACCCCGCCAGGTTGCTTGTAAAACTTCCAAGCATATGGTCCTGTCATCTTTTCTTTCTCGGCCATCCTAAACCACCAATGGTCATCATCCATTGGGTTGGTATCCATCCAGATGCCATGCCAACTAGCGCCACCATCTCGCTTGGTAGGGTATCTACCTACTCGGTGTGTAAGGCCATCGATTACAGCCTTGGGCAACTCTCGTGCCTCGTTAACCCATGCCCCTGTTAGCTCTAGGGATAATAGCTTTCTAACGTCTTTCGGTTGGTCAAGCGCTAAGAAGATTACCTCGCAATCAAGACCAGCAGCTCCATCCCTTGCCGGTAGTCGGATGTGGTGGGTAATCGGTGGGGTATAGAGCATTGGCCCAAAGGTATTCTCTGGGAAAAGGTCTTGCCACGTCTTAATTGTGGTTGTCTTGAGTTCGGGGTAGCTATTGCGTACAATGACAAAACGGGTATATCGGACACCATCGATAGGGGAGGGCTTTTGCTGAATGGCTCTGATGAACACCTCAGCAGCGCAAGCATAGGACTTGCCAGACCCTACTGGACCCATCATCCCACGCACGAATGCATTACTCGTTAGGAACTTATAAACCTCTGGGGATTTGGAAAAATCTAAGCTAATACCAGTAGTCGGTATCTGCTTACTTGACATCTCTTTTGTTTTAGCCATTGATTTTTAACACTTTTCAGTTAATATAAGCTAACTTTATCATTATAAGGTATGTCATGGTACGAAAAGCGTGTAGTGACGAAGAATTTATTGCGGCTTGGAAAGAACACCAATCCCCTGAAAAGGTAAGTTTGGCTATTGGTCTTAGCAATCGCAATGTTATGAAGAGGCGCAGAATAATAGAAAATAAATATGGCATTATTCTAGAGGCTCTGTCACCCTCTGGCCAGCCTAAGATTTATATTCCTGATGAGCAGATGCAAGCTAACGTCACCATCGATAATGGTGTCATCTTAGTTGGCTCTGATTGCCACTACAACCCAGAGTATGTTACGACAGCTCACCGAGGCTTTGTTGAATTTGTAAAGTATCTGAAACCAAAGATTGTGATTCTCAATGGGGATATTGCGGATTTCGCTAGTATCTCAGCGCATCATCGCATTGGCTGGCAGAAAGGCCCGACAGTCAAAGAAGAGCTAGATGAGATCCAAGAAAGACTCGGAGATATTGAAAAGGTAAGACCGGCTGGCTGTAAGCTAATGATTACGATTGGTAACCATGACCTACGATTCTCAGGCAAGCTGTCTAACATCCTCCCACAATACGAGGGAATCAAGGGCTTTGATATTGCAGACCACACCCCGCATTGGAAGTGGTACTGGTCAATCATGGTCAACCAGACTTGCATGATTAAACACCGCTGGCACAACGGAGTTCATGCGGTCTACAACAACACCATGAAATCGGGTACGAGTTTCGTCTCGGGTCATCTACATTCTCTCAAGATAACCCCTTGGACAGACTACACCGGCACACGATATGGGGTAGATACTGGAACGATGGCCTGTATTAAGGACAACCAGTTTGCGTACACAGAAAACAACCCGGTCAACTGGAGAGCTGGATACGCAGTATTGACCTTTATCAACGGCAAACTCATGCCACCAGAGCTGGCAGAAGTTGTTAATGAGGATGAGGGTCTAATTTATTTTCGTGGTCAGTTAATGAAAGTATGATCCAGCTCACATCTACTATTCTGAAGAATATGTACACCATGCTTGTGGTGTGCAAACCCTTTGATAATTGGAATATGCCGTTACCAGAGCAGATTAAATTTATCGTAGATCACGATCCAGATACGATGGGAACCTATCTATACGATGATGGGGGCAAGCATGAACACGTCATTACTATCTCAGCAGCTCGTTGTGGCTGGCTCGAAACAAGTATTCGTACGATGGCGCACGAGATGATTCACGCTAGTCGATGGAATACCTCCACAGCTGCATGGCAGAAACACGATAAGACATTCCGGCACAGGGCCAAGATGGTAGCGGATGAGCTAGGCTTTGATCCGCTAGAGTTATAAAAATGTTACGTTATGTATACATATGGTAACGATTATGTATCAAATGTTACACATTATGCGGTGATTCATGCGGTGATTATTTAGTGGCCAAAATAAAAAGCCCTATGTTGCTGAACCCATATCCGCTGTAAACCACCGCCATAGGTACATTGCCTTTGAGTCCTTGCTCTACAGCTATGTAGCCATAAATCAGACCTGTAACGATAATCAGCCAGGCACTCATTTCTCTTGTGCCTTTCTTAGTATTGCTCTAGCAAATTCAATCCAGCCTTCATTGGAATCAATAAGATTTGTAACTGCATTGCCTATTTCTATTATTTCCTCATCTGTTAGTGTCTTTGCTGGATAGGTGTAGAGTGGGATAGTATGTTGCTCATCTTGTTCTCTACGCACTACGGCTTTAATAATATGGTCTGCATCCAAAACATCTTGTGATGTCCACGCTACTGGTTCATTGTTCATTTATTGGCTTTCCTCAACGCAATATGCTTTTGTAGGATGTGCCAGAACTCAGACTTGATCGGCATCTTAGTCTCCCGCCCAGCGGACACCAGAGCGCCCAAGCCTAGTATTAATACTGAACTCCATATCATTGGCTAGTCTGCACAGCTTTTCATTATCAGACTCTTCATCGTCTAATGGAATAAAGCCAGCAAATGGAACTGGCTCTGTATTCGCACAATGGTGGATCTCATCAATGGGCAACCGCTCTCCGCAATGCTCACAACTATTACGCATCGCTTCTTCTCTATCTTCAGTCGTAAACGTGGTCATCACAATCTCCTCAGTTAAATAGCGATATCGCTATAAACGAGATTCTTTCCTAAAAAAATAGAAAAGTAAAGGGGTTGTTGTTATTTTATTTCTACGTCTTCAATATCGGGTGGCTTGATATTGATGCCGATAACCGATGGCTTATCTGAATCCTCTGGGCTATCAAGCAATCCAGAGGCTTTGGCTAGTAGGCGCAACACTCCAACCTTATCGTACAGCTCTAACTCTAGATTACCATCCTTATTAACCTTAATACTGCGGATGGCTTGCAGAGCGTGTTCTGGAATATCCTTAGATGCCTTGACTTGGATGTTGCCTTGGTCATCCCACTCCATAATATCCGTAATCTTGGTGTTGGCCATACAGAGTAGGCTATAAGCCACCGCCTCCTTGTTCTCCATAATGGTAGCGGAGCGCTCTAACCTCTTCTGTATAGACCGAATCCCACCCCAATTCTGCATGGAGGGGATCTGCGTACTTAGATTTGACTTAACTCTAGCCATCAGAATGGAATATCGCTATCTGACTTTGGCATCTCATCGTTGCCACGAGGGGTAAAACCAGCTTGCTTGGGCTTACCGATCTTACCGGCTAGGTACTTCTTGCCTGTCTTAGCCTGTTTCTCATACGCATTGAACCAATACTCGATGCCATCAG